AAGAACCGCCTCTGTAAACTCACCTAGCCCAATAGCTTTAAAAACAAATATTGATCCTTCTAAGGTTTATAGTGCGGTTAATGAGTTAAAAAATACAATGTCACTTGGAGCTCTTGATAGCAAAACTAATTACATGAGAGATACAGGCCGAACTGGTTCAACTTTATCTTTACCTAGTTTACCAACTAGAAATACAGGTGGAAGTGCTAGTGGCGGAAGTTATTCTAACCCTAGAGGAGTTTCGAGTACTTCACCAGGAACAAACGCAACTGTGAACACAGGCGAAAATGATAACAAAAATAGCGGCTATTCTTTTTTAGATAATAATATGGATATTAAAGTAACAAATCCATATAAAGACCCTTTTTGGGGAACTTACAAAAGAGATAAACAAACTTTCGCAAATAGAATTCAAGATGCTAAGGACAAAGGGCAACTAAACAAAGCCGCTAGAATAACAAGAAGAAGAGATAACTGGCAAGACAGGCAAACAGGTAAAGGTACTGGTGTCGGTAATTTCTTAAGATCTATTAATATATTTAAAGGTAAAAACTAAAAATTATGAATCACGACATTGAAAAAATAAAAAGCAATCCAAAATTAGACGGCCAAATTGGTGAAAACGCTATATGGGACGGACCTCTAGACAAAACTGGATTTCCAATGGGTAAAGGATCAAGCAGTGGTATATATGGACTTCAAGTTTCAAAAGCACCTTGTGAGTGCGGAGCTGGTATGCCAATTACTAAAAGAGCAAAATTAGGGTAGTGGCAACTTCACCAATAAAAAAAATAAGTTCAGCTTGCAAGTCTGCAGCTAAAAGAAAGTTTAAAGTATGGCCAAGCGCATATGCTTCTGGCTGGGGAGTGCGTTGTACAAAAGCTGGAGGTCCTAGTAAATTTGGTGGTAAAAAGAAAAAATAATGCAAGGATATAAGCAACCTTTTAATTCACCTGTCTTAAAAAGATGTTGGTCTGGTTATTCTGCGGTAGAAGGTAAAGATCCATATAGTAAAGGTAGCTGTAAAAAAAACTCGCCAGTTAAAAAGAAAAAACAAAAAGGCGGAGGAACCACTAAAACTTGTTTACCAGCTTCTAAAATAAGAAGTATGAGTAAAGAACAAAGACAAAAGCTGGTTAACTCAAAAAAAGCAGCTGGAGCTAAAGGTAAATATAAAAGATCATCAAAAACTAATGTAAAAGGTGCTCGTAAAAAAGGCGCTACATTACGTGACTGGTTTGAAAAAGAAGACTGGAGAAGAGTAGATGATCCATCAAAAAAATGCGGAGAATAAATCATGACTTGGCTAAAAAGAATAAAGGAATCATCATCAATAGAATCACCGTTACATAAAAACGAGCCTAGAAAAACCACCAAAGGTAAAGGTAGAAACTTTAGAACCACCGAAGAGGGCGCCGGTATGACAGAAAAAGGTGTTAAAGAATATAGAAAGAAAAACCCTGGTAGTAAGCTTAAAACAGCTGTAACAGGAAAAGTAAAACCAGGCAGCAAAGCTGCTAAACGTAGAAAATCTTTTTGCGCTAGATCCAAAGGTTGGACAGGAGAAAGAGGTAGAGCAGCGCGTAAACGCTGGAAATGTTAAAATAAAAAATTATGCCATCACCAATTAGAAAACATCACGACAAAAAAAACGTATTACAAGACGATGGGTCTTCAATACAAGTATCATCAAGCGATCTACAAAAAAGAGGTGTAGATGCTATTAAAAGTCAAATGTTAAAAAACAATCCTCCAGGAAGTGAAGGAAGAAGAAATGTTTATGACAAATTAGACTGGAAATATGATAACACTATACCAAAAACATTTGGAGAAAAAGTAAGTGACTTTGCTAATACTGCTAAGAAGTTTGTTAATAAGAATAAATTTAAACTTGCAGATGCTGCAACTGGTGGATTATTTAGTATTGGTAAAAGTGTAGTAGATAAACTCAAACAATAACAACACAAAACAAAACAAAACAAAATGGGAAATTATTCAGGAAACCACCCGAGATATTCTTCGGGTCAAAAATACGATGCTAGAGAAGCTTACAACAAAGATCTTACTGCTAAAGCTAGACTACATTATTTAGAAAATAGTGAGCACGATAAGTATAGTCATCCGGCTAAAAAACATTGTGTAGCTAAAATGTACGGAGAACCAGCTGCTAAAATGTATGGAGATCCAGCTGCTAAAAAATTAGCTGTAAAAGATATGCCAGATGCTCAAAGAAAAGCTGTAATGGCTAGTAAAGTTGAAGCCGCCGCTAAAATGGATCACGCTCCTAAAAATTTAGGTTTTATAAAAGCTGAAACATTAAAGAAAAATCCAGATGCAACAACAATGGAAGTAGATGGTGAAACAATGCCTATAAAAAACTTAGCTTATTCAGATGATATTAAAGACATGTCTGGGGCTTATAACGCAATGGGCGATGCTAATGATCCACCTATGATGAAAGGAGATCCTATCATGCTTAAAAAGATCCATGCATTAAAAATGAAAGTTGACAAAGGACTTGAATTTGGATTAAAAGGATAACAGTAGGGTGCTGTAAAACCCAAGTCAAACAAATCATTAACAAAAACAAAACAAAACAAAATGGCAAAATTCATTAAATTTAACGTAGTAAACACTGCTGATGCAGCTGCTTTACTAACTCAAGGTACAAAATTAATCAATGTTGATCACATTGGAGACGTGTCTTACAATGCTTCAACAGGTGTTGTAACCGCAGTTTTAACTGCTGCTGCTGGTGCTTTTGGGGATGCTGCGGCTTCTGCAGGTATTTCTGCAAGAGTTTTAACAGCTACTGTTACAACAACAAAAGATGGAGGTGCTGGAGTACCAACTATTACAGACGGTGCTTACGCTCCAGACAAGGCTATCTATTCAGCTATGACTGCTAACCCAGGTGGAGTTGTATCTACAGCTCAACTAGGAAAAGATCAAGCTGCTACACCAAAGCAAATGTACTGGTCAACTTGGTCCGTTGGAACTGTCGACGACGTATAAAAACTAACCATCAATTAAATATATCCTCGCGGCTTAACAGTCGCGGGGTTTATTTATAAAAAAACAATATATGGGTTCACCTATAAAACACTGTTGGAGTTCTTTAATGCACAGTTCTAGTTGGAACAAAGCAAGAAAAAGATCTGGCTCTGGAACTGGAAATGACGCTTCGTTGAAAGCAGCTAAAAAGAAAAGAACTTCTCCTTTAAAAATGGGTTTTAAAATGAAAGGGTCTCCATATATTAAAGAAGAATACAATACACCTATAATGCATGTAGACATGGGTGATGATACTTTAGGTATGGCTACTAGTAATGGAAGTATACTTATAAACAAAGACATAAAAGACCCAAAGCAAAAACAAGACGTTATAGATCATGAAATGGTTCATATTAAGCAAATAAAAGATGGTCGACTTGCTTATGACGATGATAACGTTTATTGGAAAGGTAAAAAATATTCTAGATCTCAAATGAACGAAGGAGCTAAAAATTTACCTTGGGAAAAAGAAGCTTACGATAAAACTAAAAATGCTTAGTTATGGGATTAAAAAAAGGTTATTTTAAAAATTTAAAAGGTGGTGTGAATCATAGTCCACTTAGAATGCACAAAGGTAAACCTCATAGTAAAAAAGATTTTAAAGGTTTACTAGCACATAAGCTTGCTACTCAAGAATACTCTTCAGTCGATGAAAGACTACAAAACCTACCCGCTTCAGATAATCTAGCTATAGAAAAATTTATAAAAAACAACAATATATCTTCAGAAAATTTAAAAAACAATGCGGCTGTAATCAGAGAGCGGAACAAGAAGAAAATACAAGAAAATCAAAACAAAAACAGAGCAACTATTAGCCAAGGGCCTGTAACAGCACAAGAAAAAAAACAAAGAGAAATAGAAAACAAAAGAGGTGAAGAGATTTATAACGCATCATTAAACTTGCTAGAAAGACCTTTAGCTTACTTAAGTGATCCCTCTGCTATTTTAGGTGATATGGGTATTAATTCTTTTTTAGGTTTTGATACTGGAAACACAACACAGTTAGCTAGAGATATAGAAACAATGAGGCAAAATCCTGACTTGTCTTATTTTGATAAACTAAAAGCTAAAACCAAAATGGGTGTTGATATGGTTCCAGCAGCAACTCTTAATACCGCGTTAGGTATGATAGGCGCTGGAGGTGTAGGCACTGGAGTCAAAGGAGCTACTAGTTATGTTGGAAATGTTATAAATAACACTGTTAATCCTTTAGCTGGACTAGGAAAACCTACACTAAACGCATTAAGCGGAGCCTTAACAAACAATATTGACGACGTTGGTGTAGATGCTGTTCAACAAGCAATAAACACTCAAAGAGGAACTACGGGTGTAAATTACAATCTAGACAATATAAGAAATATTGGAGATTTTTCTTTTGATATTAGTAGTTTACCTGAAAGAACTACAACTGATAACGCCGCGCTTGATTTTATTAATCAAAAAATACTTGGATCTGACAAAAAATTAGGTATCGCATTAGAACCATTAGCAAGAGAATTAAGAAAAGGAGCTACTACGGTTAGAGAAGCCAGAGAGTTCGCTGCTAATAACATGCAGTCAGATCAAGGGCAACAAAGATTGACTGATTTAATTACAGAAACAATTGATAGTAGAGCTAAGATTCCAGCTAACCTTAACTCGTTTAAAGACTTTGAATTAGTTAAAAAAATGTCCCCTAAAACTAAACAAGAATATGTTGATTATTTTAAAAAACGCCACCAAGAAAAGTTAACTAACGCAAAAAGTATTAATGAATTAGTAGATGAACTAGCTTTTGATTCCCAAGGTAACTATAATCCAAGCGCAGCAGTTAAAGCTATTTACGGAAACAATAAAAATATTCCAAAATCTATAATTGATAATGCTTTTTGGGATAGTAAAACTAAAACTCCAGTTTTAGGTGCTAATTTTACAGGATCAAGCCCAACAGCATATCATGAATTACTTGGTCACGGTGGTCAAGAAATTGATGGTTTAGGATATATAAGTTCTGATAATACATTACGAAATCTATCACAAAGAAACACTTTTACACCAGATCAGGATTATTTTAATACCGGTAGTGGAGGTAGAGAACCATACGCTTTTGCTCAAGAATTAAAAAAATCACTTTATGACGAAGGTCTTCTTAAAAACAATAATGGAACTTGGGAAACTATCACGCCAGAAATGCTTGAAAAAGCTAGAAATATATTTAAAAAATCACCAAAAGGAAATATATCTGGACCACAAGATGGTGGAAGGTTTTTTAATGAAGTTAGAGCATTAGAATTTGTAGAAGATCTTGAAGGTTTATCTAAAGAAATGAATAAATTAATTGGTGCAAACAATCCTGGTGATCCAGATGGTAAAAACAAATTTGATATGCTAAAAGCTAACTCAATGGAAGTTAACACGTAATATTTCGCAATAACATGTGATAATACTATTGTAAGGGTTTATATTGAATTCTTATAACAATTAAATTAAATATTATGTTAAAAAACTTAAGCTTAACAAACATGCTCTATGGAATTGGAGCTGCGATTGTTATTTTAGGAGCATTGTTTAAAATACAACACTGGAATGGTGGCTCTTTATTATTAACAATAGGTATGGTAACAGAGGCGGTTGTATTTATTTATTCTGCTTTTGAAAAAAAGAAAAAAGAAATAGATGAGTCACGCACAACTGATCCATACAATCCTAAAGCTATTATAGAGGCTCAAAAAGAATACGTTAAAGAAATTAAAGATGCTATTAAAAATATTTCTTTAATTAATGAAGTTCATAAAAATCAACTTAAACTTGTTAAAGGCTCAACTGATGCTTATAAAAAAATTAATACAGAAGCTAATTCTTTAGCTCAACACACTTATTTTATGAGTAAAACTTATTATTCAATATTAAAAGCAATGAAAAGCAAGTAACTATGAAAAAAATTTGGCAATGGCTTACAGGTTCCGTCATAAAAGAAGTTGGCGAGGTTTTAGACAATCTTACAACAACTAAAGAGGAAAAGCTTGAAGCTCAGCGTCTTATTACAGAAATATTAGAAAAAGCCGACAAAGAAGCACAAGAGCAAGTTACAGCAAGGTGGCAAGCGGATATGGCGTCAGATAGTAAACTATCTAAAAACATACGCCCTATGGTCTTAATATACCTAACAGTAATATTTACAGCTTGTGCTTTTTTTCATGGTAATATAGGTGAATTTAAAATATCAGAAGAATATATACCAATATTCCAAACACTTCTAGTAACTGTTTATGGTGCTTATTTTGTTGGAAGAAGTTGGGAAAAAACAAAAAAAATAACAAACAAAAAAGATTAAATAATGGGACAATACGGAAATCAACCTGATTTTATAACTAACGACATACAAACTGTAACACCAGTTGCCGCAGCTTCTTTAACTGCAGCAGATTCATTAAATGGATCAATTATATATGTAGGTACAAGCTCTAGCGCTGATCTTCAAGTTATACCTGCTGGATCTGTTGGATCTAGTGGTTCTGGTTTACCTGGTTTAGCTCAAGCAATTACGTTTAAAAATGTACCGCAAGGAGAGTGGTTTCCTGTGGTTGTTGACTACGTTTTGTCTAATGCTACAACAGCAACCGACTTGGTAGCAGGAAAATAAAGTATAGAAAATCTATACGTTTTTAAATTAAATTAAATTAAATTATGGCTAAAAAAGTTAAAAAACTTAAAAAAGAAGAATTAGAATTGTTAAATAAGCAACAAGCAGATATAGGTGAAATGCTTAAAAGTCTTGGTATTTTAGATGTTCAAAAAATGAATTTACACTCTAGAGTGAAGATACTAAGTGACGAAATTGAATCTACTAAAAAAGATTTAGAAGATAAATATGGTTCTGTTAATATAGATTTATCAACAGGTGAAATAACTCCAATAGAAAAAGAAAATGCCTAGTAATATAAGAAAAATTAGCATTGGTTCTGATTATAAAAACGATGCAATGCATTATTCTGTTGGTCAAATAGTTTACGGTGGTCACGAAATATCACATATACTTTTAGATGAATTTGATAATTCTTATAATATACACATAAAAAAGAACAACGAGGTATTGCCATGGAAGAAGTTTAATTCTAACATGGCTATATCAGTTGAGTATGATTTAGAGTACTAATGAAAAGTCTATATGATTTTATTGTAAAACCTATAGGCGAAACTTACAACAATGAAATTAATATTGATAAAAAAAAATTAATATTAAATAGTAAGATTGAAAGTTGGAAGTTTGTAAACAGGTTTGCAGAAGTAGTAGAAATACCAAAAGCATTTAAAACACCTATAAAAAAAGGTGACACGGTCATTGTTCATCAAAATGTTTTTAGAACATTTTATGATATGAAAGGTCGAAAAAAAAAATCAAGATCTTATTTTAAAGATAATTTATACTTTTGTTCAGTAGATCAAATTTATTTATATAAAAATAAAAATGGTTATAATTCTTTTGGTGAAAGATGTTTTATACAACCTATAAAAAACAATGACTATTTAACTGCAGATAAAGAGCAAAAGCTTGTTGGTATATTAAAATACGGAAATAAGTCCTTAGAGTCGCTAGAAATAAACGAGGGAGACATTGTGGGTTATACGCCTGACGGTGAATGGGAATTTTTAATTGAAAACAAGCGACTATATTGTATGAAATCAAATGATATTGTAATTAAATATGAATACAAAGGAGACGAAAAAGAATATAATCCAAGCTGGTCAAAAAGCAGTTGAAGAATTAATTAAAGTAGCAAAAGAAGCTATTGTTGACTCAGATGACGACATATCAGCTGACAGACTTAAAAATGCCGCTGCTACTAAAAAACTAGCTATATTTGACGCTTTTGAAATATTGAGTCGTATTGAAGAAGAAGAAAACTTGTTAAACGAAAAACCTAAAGAAGTTAAAGAAGAAAAAACTTTTAAGGGTTTTGCTGAAGGAAGATCTAAGTAATGTACGAACAGAGTCTATATAAAGTTTTAAAAGATCATATAAAACCTAAAGTTCTTAAAAGAATGAATAGGTATAAAAAGTGGGAATATGGTTATAATGAAGAACACGACATTGTAATTATAAGTAAAGATGGTACTATTGGTGAGGTTTATGAAATACAAAATTTAAAAATTGCTTTACCTAAAGCTGATAATGTTTATTCTTTTGATTCTGACACATGGGAATATACTGAATACCCAAAAGAATTAAAAAAAATAAAATCAGTTTTTGATTGGGAAGAATATCCAATAGAATTTAAAGAAAAATGGTATGATTACATTGATAACGAATTTAATAAAAGAGAACAAGGGTTTTGGTTCTATAATAAGGGCTTGGCTACTTACATTACTGGTACTCACTTTATGTACTTGCAGTGGAGCAAAATTGACGTTGGGCAGCCAGACTTTAGGGAATCAAATAGATTATTCTACATTTTCTGGGAAGCTTGCAAAGCAGACTCACGATGTTATGGAATGTGTTATCTTAAAAACAGACGTTCCGGATTTTCTTTTATGTCTTCAGCGGAAACCGTTAACATGGCGACAATTACGTCAGATGCACGGTACGGTATCTTGTCTAAGTCTGGCCCCGATGCTAAGAAAATGTTCACAGACAAAGTCGTACCTATATCCGTCAACTACCCGTTCTTTTTTAAACCCATCCAGGACGGTATGGACAGGCCCAAAACAGAACTTGCCTATAGAGTACCAGCGACAAAATACACAAGAAGAAAACTTGAAACAAACCAAAAGGTTCAAGAACTTGACGGGCTTGACACAACAATAGATTGGAAAAACACCGGTGATAACTCTTATGATGGTGAAAAACTAAAACTACTTGTACACGATGAAAGTGGTAAGTGGGAAAAACCTAATAACATATTAAACAACTGGAGAGTTACAAAAACCTGTTTAAGATTAGGTGGTAGAATTATAGGTAAATGCATGATGGGATCAACATCAAACGCACTGGATAAAGGAGGTAGTAATTTTAAAAAACTATATAATGATTCAGACGTCAGAGAAAGAAACGCCAATGGAGAGACTCGCTCAGGATTATATTCTTTGTTCATACCTATGGAATGGAACTACGAAGGCTACATTGATTCTTATGGCTTACCTGTCTTCGAAACTCCAAGTGAAAATACGAAAGGTCCGCATGGAAGAAAAATAAAAATAAGTGTACTAGAGTATTGGCAAAATGAAGTTGATGGATTAAAAAAAGATCAAGATGCTTTAAA